CCCAAACCACCCTGTTCGACCCCGAATGCACCAGCCCCGCCGACGAACACCGCAAAGTTGCTGTTACCGCCCTTCAAAAGGCACGTGAGGAAGGGCGTATTGACGCCCTCGACGACCTGCTAGCAGGTCTCGCGTTGGCCAATGCCCAAGCGCTTGACCTTGCGTTGTGGCAACGCAAGCCCTACGCCGTGGCGCAGCTGACAGGGCCCTATCTTGACGTTCTCCGCGAATTGCGTTTGACTCCGGCCTCTCGTGAGGTAGCCGCCGATGATAAAATCCTCGCCGCCCTTGAGGGCTTCGGCACCCCCGCGGTTCGCAACACCTAGGCCGACAGGCCCCACGTACGGCCCCGCGATTTGCCGCATCCTAGAGATGATGGGCACCCCGCCCATGCCGTGGCAAGAGTGGGCCGCCGACGTCATCGGGGAGATCGACCCGCTGACTGGGCTCAGGCGGCACTCCCTAGTGGTTATCAGCGTCCCCCGCCAGTCAGGGAAAACCCACCTCATCGGCGCCGTCTGCCTCCAACGCATCATGCAGCACCGCAAGGCATTTGCCGACTATACGGCGCAGACCGGCCAGTACGCCCGCAAGAACTGGCTCAAGTTCACTGACGAAATAACCGACCCGGGGTTTCCGCTAGAATCGCTGTTCAGCAGGAATAAAAGTCAAGGGGCCGAGGCCCTGATTGTGGGACCGTTGCGTTCCGTGTGGACTCCGCATCCACCAGGGAAAAAAGCCGGTCACGGTGACCAATCCGACCTATCAGTCGTTGATGAGGCCTGGGTGTTCGATGAGGTCGAGGGTGCCGCAATCATACAGGGAATCACGCCCACGCACGCAACCCGCCCAGGCGCCCAGACTATTATTCTCAGCACCCGCGGTGACGCCGACTCATCATGGTTCCACGGCTACGTTGATGACTTGCGCAGTGGCAAACGCAAGGGTGCCCTGCTTGACTGGGGGATTGGCGCCGAGGTCGACGCTACCGACATTCAGGCGGTAGCTGCTTGTCACCCCGCCGTTGGTTACACCCAATCGCTAGAAAGCCTGATAGCCGCCTACAACGACATGGGCAACCCCGAGGAATTCGCTAGGGCGTACGGCAACCGCGAGACCACCAGTCACCGCCGCCACATCTCGGAAGCCGTGTGGGAGAACGCCCGCGCCACCACCCCCATCCCGCTGGACGCTGAACCGGCCTGGGGCGTCGCCGTCAGCGCCGACCGCGACAGCGCCGCGATAGTAGCCGGGGCCCTTGTCGACGGTATCCCCACGTTCGAGGTCGTCGACGTCAGGCCTGGTTACCGCTGGGTCATTCCCCGGCTCAGCGACCTGATTATCCGCCACGGCGGCACCGCCGTCTACGACGCCGTGGGTGCCAGTGACGTTTTGAACGAAGCCATGAAGAAAGCCGTGTTTCCTGTCACCCGAATACGCACCCGCGAACTTTCCGCAGCGTGCGGCAATCTCTTCAACCGCCTAACCAGCCCTGTTCCCGAGGTTCGGTTTTGGCCTGACCAGGCGTTCGACAATGCCGCCGAGGTTGCCGTCCCCCGCGACCTCGGCGACTCCTGGGTCTGGGACCGGAAAAGGGCGCATGGGTCGATAGCCGCCCTTGAAGCCGCCACCCTGGCACTGCACGGGCTTGATAGCCACATTGAGGACCAACCGCCAGAGATTTTCATACCGTAGCCCCTGGTCGCATCGTGAATGCAGCGCCGTATCGTCGGCGCTGTTTATGTTTATGGCCATGGGGATATTCGCCCGCTGGAAAGCACTCAAGGCCATGGTCAACGACGTTAGTTCGCCGTTCACCACTGGCGTCCTCACCGAGGTGGATTCCACCGCCCTAGCAGCCCTCAGCGCCGATATTTCCCGTGAGCAGGCCATGGCCATACCCGCCATTTGCCGCGCCCGAAACCTCTTGTGCACCACCGCCGCCCGCGCCATTCTCATCGCCCAAAAAAACGGCGCACCCGCCACCGACCAACCCCAGTGGATCAACCGCACCGACGGGCTGCTGCCGCCGTATCACCGCATGCTATGGACCATCGACGACCTGCTGTTTTATGGTTCCTCACTGTGGCGTGTCACCCGCGATTTTGACGGGCACGTGCTCACCGCAGACCGGGTAATCCGTGAGGCCTGGGCAATCAGCGCTGACGACACCATCACCGTCGGCGACCGCCCCGCCAGTGCCGACCAGTACGTCCTGATACCTGGTATCCACCAGGGCATTTTATGGCACGGCACCAACGCCATGCCCGAGGCTAACGCCCTAGCCCGTGCCGTCACCACCGCCACCAACACCCCAGCCGCCACCCTCGAAATCCACTACACAGGCGATAGGCCCCTTACCGACCAGGAAAAACAAAACCTCACGGCGGGGTGGGTAGCAGCACGCAAGGGAAAGAACGGCGGGGTCGCGTTCACCTCGAAAAACACCGAAATCAAAGAACACGGCTCATTCGCCGAACACCTGCTGATCGAAGGGCGCAACGCCAACGCCATTGACCTAGCACGCCTCTGCGGCATACCCGCCTCGATGATCGACGCATCCATTCAAGGAAGCAGCATCAACTACTCCAACGCTGGGCTACGCATGGCCGAGCTCTTGGCCTTCGGCGTCCTTCCCCTTCTGGCCTGCGTAACCGCCCGAATGGGCATGGACGACATAGTACCGCGGGGCACCAGCATCGGCGTTGACGCTAGCGAGATGGTGGAATTCCTGTCCAAGCTCAACGTCCAAGACGACAACACCAGCGCCCCCATGCCCGCTCCTGCCCAGCTCCCCACAGAGAAAGAAGCTCAACAATGACCAGATACCAGGCTCAAATCGGCGTGCCTTCCGAAAACGGGTGGCCAATGTGCAGTAGTGCCTCGTGTGTCAGCGAGATAGTAGTACCAGCCGCTAGGGCGGTGCCGCTACGTGCTGGTGACGTCGCCACCATCCTCAACGCCTGGCTGATCCTCTACAACCGCCTGGTAGAACCCATCACCTCCCAGGTGTGGGGCTGGAGTGCCGACAACGACGTCTGGAACAGCAACCACATGTCCGGCACCGCCGTGGATATCGGCGCCCCTAAATACCCGTGGGGTCAGCGCACCATGCCACCCGCCACAAAAGCCAAGGTCAGGGCCCTGCTAGCCAAATTTGAGGGAGTCATCTTCTGGGGCGCTGATTGGGACTACCCCGATGAGATGCATTATCAGATTGGTCTGCCGCCCAGCGACCCCCGTGTCCACGCTTTCGCTGAACGCCTCAACAATGGCTACCTCGGCGCCTACGACACCGACACCCCCGCCCCGAAAGGAAACCCCATGAACGATGATGATTTGTACCTCCGCGACCTCAAAGCCCAAATGACCGGGGCACCAGGGCTTGGCGCCTATCCTGGTTGGCCACAGCTGGGGGGCCGCACCGTCGTCGACGCCCTAGCCGCTATCGGCGCCGCCCTGAAAATCCCCGGGTTCGCCGACCTCAAAGCCCAGGCCAAGTAATGCTCATCGCTATACTTATCGCTCTTGCTGCCCACATCCTGGGCATTATCGTCGGCATGGCCACCATCATGGCCATGCTCGAAAAAGAACTAGGCAAATGAATTCTACGCAAGTGAAGTACCCATGGCGCGCCACAGCCCGTACCACTATTGCCGCTACCGTCGGTATTCTCCCCCTTCTGCCCGTGATAGCCCATGAGCTGGGAATAGAAACGATCCCTTGGGTGGCCACAACCCTAGCCGTTACCGCCGCCGTCACCCGCGTACTCGCCAACGCCTCGGTGGTCGCCTGGTTGGATAAATACCTTCCTGTTCTCTCTCCGGCACCACCGGAAAAACCCGCCACTGATACCCACCCCAAGCATCTTAAGGAATACCCTAATGACGACCCCACTGCTAACAGCTAGCAACGCTGCTGAACCGCTGATCTTTAACCCGCAAACCACCCTCACCGCCGCCCACAACGCCGATACTGAAACCCCGTCCCGTACCGTATCCGGTGTGATCGTCCCGTGGGGTACCCCAGGTTACACTTCCGTGGGCTTGATTACCGCCCAGCGGGGCAGTATCCAAGTCCCCGCCGACACCAAACACCTAAAACTCTTCCGTGACCACTCCGACGCTGGTGGAACCCCCGTCGGCTACGCCACCAAGGTAGAAGACACCGAAAAGGGCCTAGTGGCGTCCTTCCACATTGCCGACACCCCCGACGGCGATACCGCCCTGAAGGACATCAAGGAAGGCGTACGTGATGCCCTCAGCATGGAGATTATCGGTCAAGAAATCAGTGGCGACCTGCTCACCGCTGGGCAACTCACCGCCGTGGCCATTGTAGCCGTGCCCGCTTTCTCTGCCTCCCGTATCACCCAGGTCACCGCCTCCCACCAGGGCAACGCCGCCGCTGGTGGCAAGACAGGGCGGCTCACTATGCCTCCGACCGTCACCGCCACCCCACGCACCACCCCACTGACCGCGGGTGCTATCTACGACGCTCTATGCCGCCTCGACGACCCCACCGCCGACCAAACCCTGTTGACGGCGGCACTGAAGCAAATGAAGGTCGCAGAGTCTCCCTTGTTGACTTCTCCGCAGTGGATCGACCAGCTGTGGGACGGCCAACCGTACAAGCGCCTGTTCGTGGACAAGATGACCCACCAGGATTTGACCGGCCTCAAGCTAGAAGCAAATCGCTGGAAAACTCGCCCTACCGTCGATGAATGGAACGGTAGCGGCACCGACGTGCCCAGCAACGAAGCCAGTTTCGAGGTTGTCGAAGTGCAAGCCACCCGCCTAGCAGGCGCCAACAAGCTGCCCATCGAGTGGGTGCACTTCAAGAAAGTGAACCTAATCGAACAGTATTTCCTGGGCATGGCCGAGGACTACGCCGTCAAATCCGACAATAAGGCCTTAGCCGACGCTATCGCCCAGGCCACCGAGAAAGACCTGACCGCCCAGGGCCTAGGCCTGCTAGAAGCAATCCCCTACGCCAACCACGCCGTGTACAAGGCCGCCCGTGTCTATGCCGACGCTATCGCCGTCAACGACGAAGATTGGCTAGCCCTCAGCAAGATCAAGCAGCTGGAACTCCCCGCCTTGATGGAGACCCTGAAGATCAACCCGGATATCATCATCCCCACCGACCAGGTGGCCAAGGGCAAGATCTTCGCATGGCCAACCCCCGGCATTATCCACGGCGAGCTCCCCGGCTCCCCTATCCGTGCCGAAGCCCTCGACATCGCCAAGGGCCAAGTCGACGACGGCGTGTTTGGCTACCGTGCCGTCGTGGTCGCCCGCCCCGACGCCCTCGGCTATATCAAGTTCAAGGCATAACCAATGCTAAGCATCATCGACCAGGACGCCGTAGCGAAACAACTAGGCCTGATAGACGCCGATAAACAGCGCTTCAAAGCTATCTGCGATGCCGTGCATGCCCTGGTCGCCGCCTGGGTCCCACCCGCCCAGCATGACAGTGCCGCCGTCAAGCTAGGCGCCGAAATGCTAGCAGCACGGTTGTGGCGCCGCCGACAGTCCAGCACAGGCGTTGAAACGTTGGGAGACATCGGCACCATCTACGTCGCCCGCTACGATCCCGATATCGCCCAGCTATTGGGTATCGGTAGCTATGCCCCGCCAAGCGTCGGATAGGACACTCCCGTGAGCATGATAAAAGACCAGCTAGAACATCTTTGTGACCGGCTTACCGCCGCGGGTGTCGAAGCCGACTACGACCCCCAATACCTCAATCCTGACTGTGCGTGGGTCAGCCCTAGGTCGATCGAAGGCCAGTACCTCGACGGCACGTTGAAGATCAGCTTTGATATCTACCTCATC